GAGTTTCAAGAAAATTCTAGGTTCTAAATAGCTCAAAGTACAATAATACAATATGAGTTATGAAAACCCTTGGAGATTCAATGGGGAAATTTTTGAGTCTGATAATATTCAAGATAATTTTGGTTTTGTATATCTTATATCTTGCATTCCGACTGGTCGCAAGTATATTGGTAGAAAGTATTTCTGGAGTTTCCGCACACCAAGAGGAAAATCTAGAAAGGTTAAGTCGGAGTCCGATTGGAAAAAGTATTACGGCTCCTGTCCTGAACTTAAAGACGATGTTAACCTTTGGGGAAAAGCATCCTTCAACAGAACTATACTTAGCCTCCATAAAACAAAAGGAAAATGTAATTACGAAGAAACCAGACAACTCTTTGTAAATAATGTCTTGACAGAAGCACTTGACGATGGGATTCCTGCGTATTATAATTCTAATGTCCTAGGAAGATATTATCGGAAGGATTACTTTAATGAATGACCTAAAAGTAAAAAAAGTCTGCAATACTTTGATTGAAAATCATATCAATCGAATGCACGAATTGTGTGATGAGGGTCGAATCAAAGATGCTGAAAGTGTTTATGGTGAGATTCGAGATTGGGTGATTCAAAAAGAAAATCTAGAAGTTTTATCATTGGAGTATATTAGTGGTTATTTTCTAGATTTGTAACAAAACTAAATAATCACTTATAATGTAAAATCCAAACTTGGATCCCTATTATGAGTAGGGTTTTTTATTATGAGATTTTGAATGATTTTTAGAGCCGTGGGTAATGCCTTCTGAGAAGAAGGAACTTCTCCTTTACCTAGACGGATGTAGAGTTCAATTAATTTTAATGCAATCTATCTTTACAGTAGCCTTGCCCCTTCTGGCAACGGTTACAACCAGCACGGCATCACTGCCATTCGTCAACTACAAGATGCAAGGTCCTCCACCTCCAGTGGAACCAACAACTAAATCATTTTCCGATATTAAAAAATTTGACCTTGTAGATGAAAAGAAGACAGCAATCCGAGAGGTTGCTCCCGAAAAGCCAAAAGAGAAAAGACTAATTTGTAAAGGGTGTAATGAACATGAGAATGCTACCCTGGCATTTTTCCAGGAACGTGGTGTTAAAGACAGAAACGCCCTTGCTACCATCATGGGTAATATTCGTCAGGAATCAACTTTTATTCCTAACATTTGTGAAGGTGGTAGCAGAACCAGTTGGAGTAACTGCGGACGTGGTTACGGACTGATTCAATGGACATCTGCCGATCGTTATTATGGATTGGGTGATTTTGCTAAGAAGTTTGGTGGTTCTCCATCAACACTTCCAACGCAACTTCGTTATCTAACGACTGAGGTTCAATGGAAACGAATTGAAGATAGGATGAAAACTCCTGGTAAGTCTATCAATCGTTACATGGACTATGCGTATAGTTGGATTGGTTGGGGGCATCATGGAGCTAGAACTTCATATGCTCATGAATATGCTTCTAAACTGATCACGGTAGAAGTTTGACAAACTGAATAATAGGGGAGAAGCAAAGGTCTCTCCCCTTGACAGATAATTTTTATATAATATATAATACAAATAGTGCGGACATGGTGTAGCGGTAACACGTCATCCTTCCAAGTTGAAATCACGAGTTCGATCCTCGTTGTCCGCTTTATGAAAATAATAAATATCTCACAACCGTAGTGAAAAAATGACTAAAATAAGATGCAAAAATTGTAATGTTGAATTAAATTCACATCCAATAAAAACAAAATGCTGTGGTTGTGATAATTTGACAACCATAACTGGAGAAAAAATTAGTGCGTTAGATTTAACTCTGGTTGAATTGATAAATTCTGACTATAAAAAAGATACTAAATCTGTGTTTTCCAGAGAAGATTTGGAGTATCAGGAATCAAGAAGAAACCGTAAAATTAGAAAATTAGACTTTGAAATTCGTTAATAATTTAACAATCTCTTAATGAGTGTGTCGTATTGATAACAATAGGTAGGCGTTTGGATTTATAGAATTATAATATATTAGTATACTCTTTTAATACTTATATGGACCAACATACTTACAATAATTGGGTCCGTATTAAAGAAACTTTCGAAGCTTCTGGAAATACCGACAATATGTTTTATAAGAGAGCAGTTGAAATTGTAAAAACCAGAAGAGATCCTTTAGCAAAATTTCTTGGAGATGTGAAGTGATGGAACCACATGATGAATTTATTACACGAGTTGAAGTTCGGGAGATGATTGACGATGCAATACGAAGACATAATCGTAATGCTACGATTATTTCAATGTGTGTTGGTTGGGTTGTTCTTGCTCTTTTTGCTGAAGGTCTGCTTCGACTTGTTGGAGTAATTCCGCCAATATTTCCTTGGATAAACATTTCATTAGTTCATTAAATTGATGGAAAATATTACAGAAGAAGATTTGCTAAAACTACAAAAAAGAGTTTTGGAGAAAAAAATGGATGAACTTTTTGAAGAACCATCTACATACGAAGATGATGACAACGAATGATTGGATGATATTCATAGAGTTTTTTTCGCACATGCTTTATATGTTTATTGCATTTATGTGTGGAATAATCATTGGATACATAGTGGGATTTCGTAATGGTGGAGGATTGTAATGAATAGTCTCATTCTATATACTTTGATTATATTTGGAATCATAGGACTTTTTATTTTTTGGGGTCTTACTCACGCATACACATCCTTTGGAGGGATATGAAAATATTTTTAGACACAGCAGATATCGATATGATTAGTTCAGCATATGGGACTGGACTATTGGATGGAGTTACTACGAATCCCACTTTAATTCTTAAAAGTGGCAGGCAACTTCAGGAAGTTATTGAAGAAATCTCAAATTCTTTTTCAAAACTAGAAAGTATTTCTGCAGAAGTTGTTGCTGATACTGCAGAAGAAATGCTTTCACAAGCACAACATTATTATACAATTGCACCAGCAGTTACGATTAAAGTTCCTTGTACTGTAGAGGGACTTAAGGTTTGTAAGACACTTTCTGATAAAGGAATTAAAGTCAATGTTACATTAGTATTCTCCGTCGCTCAAGCAATACTCGCATCCAAAGCAGGAGCAACATTCATCTCACCTTTCATTGGTCGTTGGATGGACAATTCTATAGATGGAATTGAACTTATCAAGAACATTCGTAAGGTATTTGATTACTCAGGAACATCTACACAAATTCTTGCAGCATCTCTTCGTGATGTAAGACAAGTAGAACAATCTGCCCTATATGGTGCTGATGTAATTACAATTCCCCCAGTAGTATTCTGGGCAATGTATAAGAACATTATGACTGATAAGGGTCTTGATTTGTTTCAAAATGATTGGGATCAGGTATTAAAACAACAAAAGACGGAGTGATTCAATGAAAGAATTTACATTTACGGAAGATCAAATGAAACTGTTGGCAGATGCAGTTTGGATGAGGCAAAGATGCTTTATAGCAGGAGATAGAAAATTTAAAGAATACGGGGAAATTCTCAATGAAATTCTTAATGAAATAGATTATCTTCCTAAAAGGGCATGAAATCAGAACACCAATGTTGGCATTTTATAATGTCATCTTTTTCTAGAATTTATGGAGTAAATAAAGTGAAATGTGAAGAAAGATTCCATGCATTTGCTTTACAGTGGTGCGATGATCATAATTATGTTTGTGATATTCATCTTGATGATTTAAATAAGGTTGATAGGTATTTTAGACAAGAGTACGAAAATTGGGAGGGATAGATGAAAGTAGGATTAATTGGATTGGGGAGGATGGGGGAAGGAATGTCCCGTCGTATGATGAAGGATGGAATAGAAGTTTGGGGTTATCGGAGAAATTATGAAAAAGCAAACGAAGCATATGAAAAGGGATATGTGGATGGAATTGCAACTACTATTGAAAATCTTGTTAAAGTAGTTAAGCAAAATAAACAGGGAAAATATCAACCAGGAATTTTTCAGATGGTTGTTCCCGCAGAAACAGTGGAGGAGACAATTAATGAGTTACTACGACATTGTAGTGAAGGAGATATTATTATTGATCATGGCAATAGCAATTTTAAGGACAGTCGGAAAAGGGCAGAACGTTTGGCAAAGTTGGGTATCCAATATATTGATTGTGGCACTAGCGGTGGTGTTTATGGCTTGGATCGTGGATACTGTCTTATGGTTGGTGGCGGAAATACTGCAGTCTCCACTTGTGCAAAAATATTTGATGCACTCTCTCCAGGAATCCAGGCTGCCCCGAGGACTAAGTTTGACTCACCTCTGACTTCTGCTGAGTTTGGTTGGTTACATTGTGGTGGTCCAGGTGCAGGGCACTTTGTGAAGATGGTTCATAATGGAATTGAGTATGGTATAATGCAGGCATATGCTGAAGGATTCAATATTATTAAAAATGCAAACGCAGGTGCAAAATATGTCAAGGAAGGAGATGCTGAGGTTGCTCCAATGGCAGACCCAGAATCTTATTGCTATGATATTGACGTTGCTGAGGTTGCTGAGTTATGGCGTCGTGGTAGTGTTGTTGGGTCTTGGCTTCTTGACCTTACCGCTGATGTTCTACGGAATGATGGTGAACTTAAACAGTTCTCTGGAGGAGTTTCCGATAGTGGTGAGGG